TTAGATGATTTTGAAATCTAGCATTGCCTCTTTTTGTTGTTTTTGCATGCCTTTTGTAAAATGGCTGTAAATTACCTCGATCATTTTAGTGTCTGAATGTCCTACTTGTTTAGCGATCAAATCTTTGCTGATGCCTTTTTCTACTGCCAAACTAACAAAAGTATGCCGCAGCGTATGAGTCCTCACTCGTTTGTCTAATTCCACCTTTTTGAGTTTGCTATTTACTTTTCTGTGTTGGATCACATTACCGAATGGAGTCTTAAAAAGTTGTGTGTTTTCTTTGGGTAATCCTCTGCTCATAGTTAGTAGTTGAGTATAATAAATCTGTTCTCTCAAAAGCTTAGCAATATCTTTATTAAAATAAATTATCCGATCATCCCCAGATTTAGGACTGGTAAAGATTTTATTTCTAAAGTCATAAGTCTTATTAATCGAAATAGATTGATCTGAGAAGTCAATATCCGTCTTGTAGTCCAGAGAAGCCATTTCTCCGTATCTCATTCCTGTAGAAGCTTGAAATACGACCATGCGCTTTAATTCTAGGTCATTCGATTGAGTAAATGTTTCAACTATCTTATTCAACTCATTCCGTTCTAAATAATTATACTCATCCTTTTCTGTAATATTGATTTTAGGGATTTCTATGGCTTTGATGATGTTTTCAGTGTATAACCCATGATAAGTTTGTCCGTGCTTTAAAACTCGTGAGACGTTTGATTTTAATTGACTGGCGCTACTATAAACAAGTTCCCTTGCGTTCATTTTATTTAAAAAGTAATTATTAATATGGCTTGCTTTTATTTTGCTTACTTGTACATCCCCGAGTACTTCATTAAGCGTGTTAAGACTTCCTTTAGTACGGGACACAGAGGACAATTTTGCATTCTCGCTATAAACTTTTAACCACTTATCAGAAAGCTCTCTTAGCGTTATTTTGCTATCTACATCTTTTAAGTCTAACTTTTTTTCAATCTTATCCTGGAGCTTCATAAACATTTCTTTTTCCACACGATTATTCTTTTTAATATGCGTAAGCGACACTTTTTTTACTTTTCCCGTCAAAGGGTCTTCATAACGTTCTACATATTTATATTTACCATTCGGTAATTGCTCAATCCACATAGATAATTCTCCTTTATTATGATAAAATACTCTTATAGGTACGCAAAAGACCACAGATTTAATTAGCTGTGTTCAGTGCGTATTCTACTTTCTGGAACACACCGCTAGAGCGCCAACTCTATGATGCGGTGTGTCTTTTTTATTCCCATTTATATTCGTTTTCAGATAACATCTTAGATCCGCCTAGAGGAATTTCTCCATTATATACGTAGATTCTAGGTCGATTATCGACGTTAGCATAAGATTGAACGATTCCTTGACTGCTTGAAGCGATCATATCTTTTTCCGATTTAGTTAAAGTTTTAAAGTCAGCAGTTACTTGTACTTCAACATCGTCACCAGTATAAGTAATAGATTGAACATATAACCATGGTCCATATTCATTATTAGGTTCGCCATTTTCTATTTCGTTTCCATCACTATCTATAGTTCCTAAAGCCCAACCTTGGTTTTGTTCAAGAGAAATAGCAATCTCTTCATTTATTTTACTTAAATCATCATCGTTTGTATCATCATTCTCTATAATCTTTTCCTCTTCAACAACGTCTTCTTTTGGTTCTTCCACTATTTCCTCTTTAACATCTTTTTCAACTGGTTTTTCTTCTGAAGCTTCCGTATTCTCGCTTGCTTCTTCTTCTGTGCTATCGTAAGTTACACCGAAAGCAGCGAAAGCAACCACGGCTATAACAGCTGATATTAGTCCGTTCTTTTTATTTTTACTCTTTATAAAACTATAAATTGAATAGATCAAAGCAACTAAAAGAATCGCTAAAAATATATCGTCCACAGTATCACTCCTAAGTTTTTAGTATTATTTTTATACTAACACTTTACCGATAATCCGTACACTCTCTTTTTCGATTTTTCTATCTTTATACTTATCGTTTAACGATCTAAGGATAACAGAGCCATTCTCTTTAATAACCTTCTTACATGTAACGCCAGTACCATCAATTTCCACGATAGCAATTTCGCCGTTCTCAACATCTGGTTGTCTATGGAAAAAGCAAATATCTCCATTTTTAAATAAATCTTCCATTGAATCTCCTTGAATTGTCAAAGCACCATCTGCACCGCTAGGAACATTGCTAGTGACTTCCTCATCATATACTGGGTCGCCATAAGTCAATTCTGTTGGATTAGCTGCAACGTCTCCTAATAGAGGTGCTTTTCTATTTGGTAACTCAACAACTTTATTTTGTTCTTCCAATTGAGCTTCTGCATAGTTGTATACTTTTTTCTGTCTTGGAACTTCTAATTGATTGTATAAATCTATAATATTATCTTTTTTTCTCATAGGAACATCAAGTCCCATCAACCAAGCTTCATCTACATTAAGAGCCTCAGCTAATATGAATACTTTATCTTGTTTAGCTTCATATCTTCCAGACAACCAATCACTAATAGAAGACTTTCCAATCCCTGTTTTCTTAGATAAATCAATTGGTTTAATATTATTTTCATTTAATGCTATTTTTAATCTATTTGAAAAACTGTTCATAAAACCGAACTCCTTTCTAAATTAAATATACATTATTCTATATAAAAAAACAAGGAATAAAAACAAGATATTTAAATTAATTATAAGTATATTTTAAAAAAAGTTCAGAAAACCGAAATAATCGCTTGACTTGCTAATTTGCTAGTGATAAGATGATTTTGTAATCAAGTTCGGTTATCCGAATTAAGAAAGGAGGATGTTTTATGAAAGATAATATAACTTTTGATTATTCTAAGTTAGAAGGCAGAATTAAAGAAAAGTTCGATTCTCAACAAAACGTTTCCGACCAATTGAGTTTTAGCAAAACTTCATTAAGCATGAAATTGAATAACAGAGTATCTTTTGGTCAGAAAGATATTTTAGAATTAGCTAAAGTATTAGAAATTCCAGATAACGAGATAGCAAAATATTTTTTTGAAGTAAAAGTTCGGAAAACCGTACAGAAAGAAAAAGTATAAGGAGGGAGATGAATGAACGAACTGTCTTTATCAAGTGATTTAAAACAGATCGAACTTGAAATTAATCATCATAAACAAATCGCTGGGCAATCTATATGGGAAATCGGAAGGCGGCTGAATCATGTTAAAGAAAATGATTTGGTCCATGGAGAATTTATGAAATGGATTGAATCGATCGGTATTGAACATACTTTCGCTAAAAGGTCTATGAGAGTGGCGGCTGAGTTTTCAAATAGTGCAGCGTTGCCCAATTTAGGCAATACAGCATTATACCTTATATCCACTATTCCAGAAGAAGAAAGAGAAAAAGAACACATCACTTCTAAAGGAGAAAGTAAAGCACCTGATGAAATGACTGTAAGAGAATTACAAGAACTGAAAAAAGAATTAAAGCAAAAAGAAACGCAGATTTCACTTAAAGAAAAAAGAATCCAAACGCTTAAACAACAAAATGAGGACTTAGAATTTAAAGCTAGTCAGCCTCCGAAAGTAATTGAAAAAGAAGTGGTCAAAGAAGTTAAACCACATGATTATGACGGGTTGAAATCTGACAACGAACAATTAAGTCAAGCGTTAAAAGAAGCTCAATCAGATAATCAAAAGATTAAAGAACAACTAGATCAATGGATAAAAGAACGAAAAGAAGTAGACGAGAAATCTAACAAATATGACGAACTATCAAAAGCTATAACAAATGCTGAAAACAAATTGAATGGAAAACAGAAGCTAATCAGTAATTACCACAATTTAAATGAGTTATTAAGAAATTCAAACGAGTTTCTAAGTAAAGCTAGTTCGATTCTTTATCAAGATATTTCAGAAGTAACAAAACAAGATGGATTGGCAAAAAGAGAATTAGGATTTCTGATTGAACGAACAGAACGGTTTTTAAATGATTTAAAAAGACAAATAGAAGATCAAACGATTATAGAAGGAGAGATTATTAATGAATAAGACAAAACTGCCTCGAAAAAACAATGAACTAGAAGCGTTGAAATTTACTTTGCAAAGACAAGACGATCAAAGTAAAGCATTGCAAAAAGTTATTGAAGTTATCTCAGAAACTAAGAACGAGATCGTAGATATCAAAAGCGAAATAAAACAAGATGTTCAAGAAATTAGAGATAGTATAACGGTTAATTATGAAGAACAACAAACCATTAAATCAATCATTGGTGTTAAAGCAAAAAAGATGACTCTTGAATATTTTGATAAAGAGAATCTTGATAAACAAAATCACGACTTATTCGCTAAAAAATACGGGCAAATTATTCAAGTAATTTATCGTTATTTAAAAAATAGATTCGAAGTTCCACGTTACACCTCGATTAAAAGAATCGAATTTCAAACCGCTATTAACTATTTAGATTCAATTACACTCAGTCAATTTAAACCTAGAGAGATTCGTATGACAGCAGTTCAAAAAGAATTATTGGAGGCATAAAATTTGGGTCCAAAAATAGTCAACATAAAAGACAGATTTAAAAATAAAGATCCGAATAAATCACGTGAAGATGTAATGGAAGAAACAATTAATGAATTGGCTGGTCTAAGCAACGAGTTAGCTAAACAAGTATATGATCTGACGATTTCACAGCAAAGACTAGCTAAGATAATCGGGAATCAAAATAAAGAGATAGAAAAACTAAAGAAAGGACGGTAATCATGCAACTCATACAAGCAGTAACGAAAACGCAGCAGTATGCCACACGCAAAGATATTGCACGGATATTCGGATATAAAGATCCGACTAGATTTTTAAAAAGCTTTAGAGAGTATGCAGGTAAACATCCTAAAGCATTCTATCCGCACAAACCTTTTATTGACAATGAAGGTATGTACACACTCTACGACATTATGGCGTTTGCATTTTACTTTGAAAATAAAGACTTACTCGAAGCGGGCACACGCAGTATCAGTTTCAAAGAGGAATTACCACGATTGAGACAAGTTTACCAATCACAAGAAGGAGCGGAATGATGGATCAAAATATAATCAACGAAATGGAACAGGAATATCTTAAATATAAGCACGGCGGACTGTTACCAGCGATTAAATTAAGCGTAGATATCCTAGACAAATACGACTTATCCGTAAATGAAAAAGAATCCTATACAGCAGCGTTAATCAGATTTACCGTTGAAAAGTTCGAGCGAGAAAGACAGCTGATTGTGGATGCTGACGAAAACGAAATGTGGTGATGACATGAAAAAAATAGAGAAATGGGCAACAGATCATATCTGGTTTTTGATCATATTGCTTGTGTGTTTGCTTGTAAGTATTTGGATATACCAATATCGAATTGAGCGGAACGCTATGTTAGGCATTGACCGTGTCAGTCTAGGCGCAGAGTTACCAATTATGTCGTTACCGTTTATCTATCTAACAATGACTTGGAAGGAGTGGGCAGATTGAGCGAAGGAAATAGAAAAGTCTTAATGGAATGTGCTAAATCTGAATGGCACCGAATGATTTATAACGGCATGACTTGGAAAGCAGCGAGAGAAGAAATCGAAAAGGATTATGAGTTTACGGATGAAGAGAAGATCAAGTTTAGATGGTGGTTGGTGGGAGTAATGGAAAGTTATCAGGAAGCGGGTGCTATGTAATGGAAAAAGTAAACAGACAAGACTCAATGCATAAAGACATAACGTTACAACGTGCAAAATTAGCTGGAGAAATAACAGCTATCGCTGCATTAATTACAAATAGTTGTGACACAGATGTGTTTGCTGGTTATTCCGGTCATGTTGATACATTTCGAGTGAAAATATATCCGGAAGGTTGGAGTAGCAGATGCAAAGGTAATGGAGAAATAACTATGGAGTGTTGGATCGGAGGAGAATGCGATTCATTTTCGCTTATAGATTTGTACAAGATTAAAAGACAATTGGTTCAGATTTTGAAAGATAAAAATATTAATTATGACCGATTGGACTACACCACGGAAACGGTAACTTATAAAAAATACTATTTGGGATAGGAGTAATATCAATGAAAGATAACAGAATCATAGACAACTCAATGCCACATCCAGACCAAGAAGAACCTGTTGAATATGACTATACCATTTGTGCATGGGTGCCAATGCAGGTACAAGCCACGATTACAGCTACAGATACAGATGATGCAATAGAAAACGCAAAGTACCAAATAAAAAATGGAGAGGTTCCTTATAGAATAGTCGAGAAAGATTTTTCGGAAATGGATGTCACTTTTGTCGAGAAGGCATAAAAAAAGACGCCTTGGAAGAGACGTCAAAGATAAATGGATAACTGAATTATATAACGAAAAGGGGAAATGTGCAAATGTCTACATTATATGAATTAACAGACCGCTACAGAAATATATTGGAAGTAGCTGAAATGCTAGATGCTGAACAATTAGAAGAAGCACTTGCAGGAATAGATGATGATATCGAAGTGAAAGCAGACGGTTATGCAAAAGTCATCAAAGAACTAGACAACACTTCAGACGGTTTAGACAAAGAAATCAAGCGACTGACAGAACGCAAGAAAGCAATCACGAACAACGCTAAACGCATGAAAGAATCTCTCCAAGACAGCATGCTGCTGACCGATAAGAAGAAATTTAAAACAGACCTATTCAGCTTTAATATTCAAAAGAATGCGCCTAGTTTATCGGTTCTCAAAGAAGATAACATTCCTAGCAGATTCTACGAAGAGCAAGCGCCTAAGTTGGATAAAAAAGCATTACTCAAGCATTTGAAAGAGACGGAAGAAGAGCTTGAAGGTGTAGAAATTAAGCAGACTGAATCATTAAGAATCAGATAAGGAGTGAAAGGCAATGACTTATTTTGAAGAACTGTACCAATTGGACGTTAACGGAAGAACAGAAAAGAAGAATGGCTTAACTTATCTTTCTTGGGCATACGCATGGGCGGAAATCAAAAAGAGATATCCAAACGCAAGCTACACGATTAAGAAGTTTGATAATGATAAGCCATACGTTTATGACGAACTCACAGGCTACATGGTGTTTACTACTGTCACGATTGAAGATAGCACGCATGAGATGTGGCTACCTGTTATGGACGGCGCTAATAAAGCCATGAAGCATGAGCCCTACACTTACAAAGTGAAAGATTATAAAGATAGAAAATGGACTGGGGACTATATAGATAAAAGAGTTGAAGCAGCGACTATGTTTGATATCAATAAAACGATCATGCGTTGTCTAGTCAAAAACTTAGCTATGCACGGCTTGGGTTTATACATCTATGCAGGCGAAGATATACCAGAAAATGAAGAAGGAAACTTTGTAAAACCGCCATTGACTAAAGAAACAGCTGCAAAAATTGTTTTAGGATTCGGCAAAAATAAAGGCATGAGCCTTGGAGAGTTATTTGAAAATGATATGAGTTATATCAATTGGCTTGATAAAAATGAGAAAACAGACAAAGAGATTAAAGAAGCCATTAAACTTTTAAAAACAAAAGATGATACCAAAAAAACAAAACCTGTTGTAAAAGCCACAGAAGATGAAATAGAAGAGTATAAAAACAAACTCATTGAATACGCAACGATTACAGGAAATGCAGATAACAAAGGAATTGAAAAGGTTCAAAACTGGGGATTAGGTCAAGCTAAAGCTGAGAAATTCGAAGATATTACTAAAGAGAATTTGATTCATGCGACTAAAGTTGTTCAAGCAGCTATGTCTAAAGTGCAAGCTAAAAACAAAGAATCTCTATTCGATGACAAATAAAAAGAAGTGAGTATATGAGAGGCGAAATAATCGGGCAAAAAGGCGACGTGCTGACCGTTAAACTCTTTGATGAATTAGATATCAAAGAAGTAAAGAAACAAGCTGTAGACGGCAGATATTACGTTTATGTGGATGTGTTCGAGAAAGACAGTATTACAGACTTGCAGAGGAAGCACTTTTACGCTCTGTGTGGAGATATAGAAGATAAAACGGGATACCCGCAAGAAGTGGTTGTCAGTTGGATAAAATTTTTATTTATGAAACAAGAAGGATTGCCTGAATATCCTTCGCTAGCCACCAATCAAATGAAAAAGACAACAGCTAGCCACTTGATTGAATTTACGATTCTATTTTGCATAAAAGAAGATATCCCCTTTAGGAAACAACAATTTTATTTAACGACTGATACCAGCAAAATGCTGTATGCACTGACAATGAAAAAAATATGTTGGGTAACAGGAAAACCAGGAGCGGACTTACACCACGCAGTCAATTTGGTTTCTATGGGAAATAACCGTAATAAGTTTGATCATTTGAAATCTAAGTATATGCGGCTATCAAGAGAAGCGCATCAAGAAGCGCACACAATGGGGTTAGAAGAGTTTTGCGAGAAATATCATGTCAAACCTATCAAGCTATCAAAATCAGACCTAATTGAATTAGGAGTCATAAGCAAAAAGGAGAATGAAAATGATTAACAACGTCGTATTAACAGGTCGCTTAACAGCTGAACCAGAATTGAAGTATACAGGATCAGGAACAGCGGTAATTTCTTTCAATCTAGCTGTAGACAGAACATTTAAAAACGCACAAGGAGAGCGAGAAACAGACTTTGTAAACTGTGTAGCATGGAGAAAAACAGCTGAGCTTATCGCTAACAACTTGAGAAAAGGTTCATTATTTGGAGTGGTTGGACGTATTCAAACACGTAACTATACAAACAATGACGGTAAAAAGGTTTATGTAACAGAAGTTGTTTGCGAAAGTGTTCAATTTCTTGAAAGTAAGAACAGCAATCAGCATTCAGAGAACAACCAGAACAACAAAAAGTCACCTGATTTTGATCATGATCCGTTCGAGAAGAATGATGATCCGATTACGATTGATGATGATGACCTCCCTTTTGATTAGACCCTAGTGAGATACCTAGGGGGAAAGGAAAAATATGAATATAACAGAAATTTGGAAAGATATTCCGGGATATGAAAATTTGTATCAAGCAAGTTCTTTAGGAAGGATAAGAACGAAAGAAGACAAAATAACTTATAGAATCATAAGCGGAAAACCACAAAAGAGAATTTGGAAATCAAGAATATTAAAAGAAAAAAATCCTAAAGGTCCTGTAGGGAGAGGAGATAAAAGATATGATCTATGGAAAAACGGGAAACCAAAAACGTTTCTAGGACACAGATTAATAGCTTTAACATTTCTTTCTAACCCTGAAAATAAACCTTGTGTAAATCATAAAAATGGAAATTTCCGAGACAACAGACTTGAAAATTTAGAATGGGTAACTTATTCAGAAAATCAAAATCACGCTTTTGAAAACAGGTTAATAAAAACTGCAAACCCTATAATTCTATACAATTTTAAAGAAAAGAATATGCATTATTTTAGGAGTAAAGCAGAAGCTAGTAAATTCCTGAATAAAAGTCACGGTTACATTAGTAATTTGTTAAAAAAAGGAACTGCCGTAACTGAAGATTATATGATTTTTACACACAAGGAGTTTTAACTTATGGCAAATAGAAGAATGTTCAGTAAAAACATAACAGAAACAGATATTTTCCTTGATATGCCAATGTCTACTCAATGTTTATATTTTCATTTGAATATGAGCGCTGATGATGATGGATTTATTGGGAACGCCAAGACGATTAAAAGAATGGTAGGCGCTAGTGATGATGATTTTAAATTGCTAATGGCTAAAGAATTTATCATACCTTTTGAAAGTGGCGTAGTAGTCATAAAAGACTGGAAAATACACAATTATATAAGGTCTGACCGATATAACAGTACAGTTTACACAAAAGAAAAGAAACAATTAAAGCAGAATGAAAACGGACAATATGAACTTGGTATGACATCTGGTATACCAACGGTTGACACAGGTAAGGATAGGTTAGGTAAGGATAGGTTAGGTAAGGATAGGAAAGATACTATGTCCGGCAAGCCAGACGGTGTGTCTATCCCTTATCAAGAAATCATTTCTTATCTAAACCAGAAAGCAGACCGGAAGTATAAACACACTACGCCTAAAACGAAACAGTTGATTAAAGCTAGATGGAATGAAGGATTCAAGCTAGAAGACTTTAAAGCAGCTATAAACAATCAAGTAAGAGATTGGCTGAATGACAGCAAGATGGATAAGTATCTGAGACCAGAGACCTTATTCGGTACTAAGTTTGAGAGTTATTTGAACAACGGTCCTAACAACGGAGGTGGCAGCGGTGGATCAGAATATGACAACCTTTTCTAGTATCGGAAACACACTTCCGGAAATCACGTTTGAAGAAACAGACGAAACATGCGAGAAACATAAAGTTAAACTCATCAACTTTGCTGACAGGGCGATTTGTCCTGTCTGTGCAAAGGAGTTAACGCAGCAGAGAGAGCGTGAGTTAGCAGATGAGTTAACCAAGCAACACTATTCAACTTTAGAAAAGCGCAAAGAAGCGGATAGACCAGAAAATTATATTAAGAAAAGCTTGCTGAATGATCGGAAAATTCTAACTGCTTCTTTTGATAATTATGAAACGACAGACGAAGAAACGAAAAAGAATAAAGAAATGGCAAGAGTCATTGCTAAACGTTATATAGATGGAGAAGTATTTAATACAATTTTGTCTGGGAAAGTTGGAACAGGTAAGAGTCATTTAGCAAATAGCATTTTATCGGCTGTAAATGAGCATATAAGCCCGAAACAAAAGTGTCTCTATGTATCTGCTTATAAACTGTTAAACGAGCTTAGAGCGAGTTATAGAAGCGGAGCAGAGTCAGAAGATGTTAAAGGTAATCTGGTCAATTTATGCAATGAAGCTTACTTGTTAGTGATTGATGATTTAGGTGCGGAAGTTGGATCTAAAAATAATCAGAAAGTAGCAGCAAGCGATAATTTCGACTTGCTCAATAACATTTTAGAGAATCGGATCAATCAAAAACCAACAATCATCACGACTAATTTAACAGCGGATCAAATTGAAAGTATCTATGATGACCGAACACGTTCGAGAGTGCTTGCTGGAGCGGATATGAGTACATTGATCAAATTTGAGAAGACGAAAGACAAACGGAATCGGATTGAATTTTAGGAGGAGAAAGAATGAATCAACCATACAAATCAAAAGAAGTTAAAAAAGAACGTATGAAATGTATAGAAAGTTTTGAGTCGGAGAAACGTTTTTGTATAGAAGGAAACACTTATATTGCTGAGCATTCAGAAAGTAATGTTGCTTTTATATTTGAGAATGGTGCTATGAATTTCACTCCAGAATTATGGGAAAAAGTGAAAGTTGCTTGGAAAAGTGTTTTGAAGGAGGAATGAAGATGGAAAAACTACTAGAAATTAAAGAATTAATACTAAATACCATTGAACATCCGATAAGCGAGGATGAGAAAGAAGAGAATTTAACTAGCGCTTTGGGGATATTGGATCAGTTGATTGAATCCGAAGGAACGCTGGATGATTACAAACAAGAAACTTCCGAAATGCTAATTGATTATTTGTTAAAAAAGGAGAGTGCGGAATGAATAAAGAAAACGGAATAAAAAGATTGAATAGACTAAGCGCTCAGGCAAAAGAATACAGAGATGAAAATACTCGAGTTGTGAAGCTGTCTCAAGCAATTGAAGTGGTGGAGTTGATGGACGAACCAGAAAAATTGTCACAAGAATGGATAAGGAATCACGCTAAATCAGTGAGCTATGACGGGATACCAGATGAAACAGAAATTGTCTATGTAGATGATTTAGAAAAACTATTAAAGGAGAGTGCGGAATGAATAAAGAAGAATTAAAACAGAAAATAATCAGTGATTCAGATAAAGCCGAAGCGTATATTTCAGACTGGGAGGTCGTAGGAATAGATGATGTGTGTGATCTAATCGACCAATTAGACGAACATGTAGAGGAGTTGTCACAGGAATGGATAGACGAGCATTTGTGTCATGAAGATGAGTATGATTTTGATTATATTGATCCAGATGATTTAAAACAGTTATTTTTGTTAAAGCCAGAAAAACCATTCGTTCCTCAGTTTGTGGCGGATTATATAACTGACAATAAAGAAGCGGGATATACTTTACAGCAAGTGTTTTATTATATTCACACCGATTACAAACAAGGGGAAATTAATGAATATGTAGAATGGGTTTCGACTAATGAAGAATCGTTCGCTCGTGCATGGTTAAACGGCTTTTTGATTGAAGATGATATCGAAGTATGGCAACCTATAACGGGTTTTTACAACGAAGTTTCTAATTTAGGTAGAGTCAGAAGCGTTAAACATAAAGCCGGCAATGGAAAAATTTATAAAAGCAAAATATTGAAACCTGTAGTAACTAATAGTGGTTATGTTAATGTCGCAATAATAAACAAAAGTGAAGGAAATATAACTAAAAGGCTTCACAGAGTGGTTGCTGAAGCTTTTATACCAAACCCAGAAAACAAACCAGAAATTAATCATATAGACGGAAATAAAGAAAATAACGAAGTAAGCAATTTGGAGTGGGTGACAAGTAAAGAAAACAAACGTCATGCGTGGGAAAATGACTTGCAAGTATCAGTAAAGGGAAGTGAAAAACCTTTAGCGAAGTTGAAAGAAGAGGATATAGCGAGTATCAGAAAAGAATACAGGGAAGGGTGTATTCAAATGGAGTTGGCGGAAAAATATGGAGTTGCTAGGCAAACTATTTCTTCAATCGTAAACATGAAAGCTTGGAAGCATGTCGCGGAAGAGGTGTCAGAATGAGCGCACAAGAAGCGATTGAGAAAGAACCAAAGTGGGTAGTTAAATTAGGTAATAGTTATCTATATGAACCAATGGCGGATGTCGGTTCTAACGGATTGATTCGATTAACGAGAAATAAAGTAGAGGCTTATCCTTTCGAATCTAAAGAAATGGCAGATATTCACATTGATAAGTTCGGCGGAGAAGCGGAAGAGGTGTCAAAATGAGCAAACCAATAGCAGTTGTAAATGATAACACAGGAAAACTGGTCTATATTTTAGAAGGCTACGAAACAAATTTTCCAGTCGTTGCTGAAATGACAAAAGAGATAAAATTTCAGCTTCAATTAGGAGACTTCGGCGAAAAACAAATATATACCGTTGAGGTCAATGGCTTTAGTCACACAATCGATACGGACGCATATTCCGTTATTTATGAGGTGACAGACGAATGACAGTAACGATCATAGGACCGACACCGACAACAGAGCATATCAGAGAATTGCAAGCAAATGGAAAATGGCGATTATTTAACGGAATTTGCTATGTTGGAGATTACGACACGAAAGCAGAAGCGAAGAAGTACGGGCGTATGTTCGGGTCGGATAGAATAGCGAAGGCATATTTTAACGGACTATATATAGAATACAAAAGCGAGGAGTATTTGGACTATGAAGCTTAAGTATCACTACTACAGATCAACAATCAGACCGGATTTGCCCGGCATAGTCGTATATTACAACTATACCACTGGATTGCTAGCGCTGAAAGAAAAACACGACGTCGGGCAGTATTTAGGCTATATGACAGAGGAAGAAGCGGATAGTTTACTGGAGCGAAGCAAGCATGGCAGAAGAAAGATGAGTAGTGTAAATCAGCTTAGAGGGAGTAGATAAGGATGAAAGAATCGGCAATCTACTATCTCCTGAAAAATTACTATATGGACGACGAAGAGCGAAATATATTTAATCAGCTGGTCAAATTGAAACCGAATGAAATAGCTACTGTTAAGAATACGCCGTGGATAAATAAAATGTCAGTTTATTACAAAGGTAGAAGTATTAAAGCATTTGTGTTAGTTGATAAGAACCTTTATGAAAGTACATTTATGATCAATAGAGAATTGGTTGAGGAAGGAGCAGGCGAATGAGTAGTCAAGACAAACTGTTCTATGACGCACAAAATAAAGCAATCACGAAAATTGAAGAAGCTATCGAACATCACAAGTTAGAGGTAATCAGTTCAGAATTAGCAATGGTAAAAACGACAGGCGCTATTTATAGGATGAATAAAGAAGTGGAGCAGATTTTGAGAGGAGTAGGCGAATGAAAGTTGAATACGCAGTCTACAAGAAAGAAGACCTGCTCTGCATAGGCACGATCGAAGAATGCGCAAAACAACTAGGCGTTAAAGCGAAGACGATATTTTTTTACGGCACACCGACTTATCAGAATAGAGTGAAGAATGGTCGGGTGTTGGTTAAGTTGGAGGGATGAACATTGATAAATGAAGGTTTGCTTGGCATATGGACTCTTAACAGATTGGGTTTCCAAGCAGATATAAAAATTGGAGAAATGGTTGAACATGAAAATGAAAAGTATATCATCATTCATCTTTTTGACATAAAGCTGTATACAGATTATAGATCGGGTGCGCCTTATGTAAAAGTAAGAGCCATTTTACAAAATGTTAACGTTAAACCACAAACATCTGAATATGAAATTAATGAAACGATAAAAATTAAATACAACGTAGAAAAAGTTAACAAAAGAGAAGAAGAGGTATTAGGCGTAGGCGATTATTACGTAACGCATTTAGATAACATAGAGCAGTTTTGCTACAAAATATCAGGTGTTAAAAGTTTCGGTTATGAATCGACAGATTTAGTCGTACATTACTACGTTGAAGAAATACATCCTTGGCAATGGCATGAAGTTCAGAAGGTAGTCAAACAAGATAGATTAAGCAAGTTCAAAGTTGTTAGTTAAGTTGGAGGGGGAAGCGAAATGAGCAAGTTTGAAGTGGGAGATAAATTAAAAAAACATCAGGACGACAGCATCGTCACTGTAAAAAGAGTTAAAGATGATTATATAGTTTTAGACGGAGATTTCGAACCAAATCATGTAGTTATGAAAGGAAAAGTTCATAGATATTACAGTCGTATCATACCTACGAACGACGAAAGGAGCACCAAATGCAGAAAACTAATAATTACGGCGGACTCAAAGCAAAACGCAACGGAGAACAATTCGAAATGCTGATTGAACGCACCTGCGCTTATTACTCGAAAATGGGTAAAGCGCATATACAAAAGACTCCAGAACCTATGAAAGTGTTGACTAACTTGGGTAGAGGGCAGTTTAAGTCAGTATTTACAAAGAAAGCACAGCCAGATTTCACAGGCACTCTTAAAAGCGGTAAATCAATCGTATTTGAAGCAAAACATACAGAAGGCACAAGAATATCATTTGATAGGATAAACGAAGTACAAGCTCATGATTTGGAAGTTCACATGCAACTGGGCGCAAAAGTGTTTGTGCTGATTAGTTTTAAATCAAAATGGTTTTATGCTGTGCCTTGGGATAAATGGATAGACATGAAGAATAACATTGGCAAGAAGTCAGTTAATCAAGAGGATTTAGATGAGTATCATGTATCTACCGAAAAAGGATATTTGGAATTTATTTAGAAGAAGCGAAAGCAGTTGTGAGAATCAAACAAATATAGTTGATTGATGGAAATCAACCAGAAAAGGATAGGTGTAATCATGAAAGAGAAGTATGTGCTACATGACCCACTAGAACCGGGATTCTATCTTTGTGGATATGATTATCATTACGAACATGCAGATAAAGTAAAGATTATAACTACAGCGGCGGATAAATTCATTATTAAATTTGAGAACAAAGAAGAAGCTGAAATGTTAGCTAAATTTACGGATATGGAAGTAAAGGAGATAATTGAATGAACGCACAAGAAGCGATTGATTTGATGGAACGTGAATTAGAAAACTATAAAGCAATGTACATGAAACATAAGAAAGAAAAAACGACACTCGAACAATTCTACAAAAATAAAGTTGAAGCTTTATCTATCGTTTTAGAATCAGCAAAAGTGTTTCATGAGGCATTTGAAAATGGAAATATAAGTAGTTTGTCATCAGGTGGAAACGTGTTAGTGATTGGTGCAACTATGGACGTTGATCTAACGAAAGCAGAAGCTGAAAAAATAGGATTAGAGGTGGAAGAATGACATGGTACTAAGCAGAGAATTTTATGATTATGAAATGTCACTCGTACAAGTCAATCCGAATACAGGCAAGTTAGATTTAAATCATATTGATAAGAATGATCCGAGGATTAAGAAGCTAAGAAAACTTGCTATTATGAAAGAACCGAATGAAAATAAATCAAAAAAACTGCCTAAAGTTGTGAAAATCATCAATAGAAAACAGCAATTCTACGATTATGAAGATGTGGATTGGGATGTTATTAAAAGTAATCGTGCAGCGAAGAATTTAACGCAGCATGAAGTCGCTACGATAGCAGGAATGGCAAGGACAGTTTATCAGCAGTATGAAACAGGCAGATTAAGAGCGAGTAAGAATAAAATTATCGCTATCTGTGACGCTTTAGAATTAGAAATTATAGAAATAAAAAGAGAAACAAAGAGGGTAAAACAAGTAAATTGCGAGTTTTTGAAAAAGAAAAGAATAGAGTTCGGATATAAACAAGGAGAGTTTGCAAGAATAATAGGCGCATCCCAAAGTAGGTATTCGGATTATGAAAATGGGAAAGCAGTTTGGAATGAAAAGGTATTGAAGAAGACTTGCGAGCTATTAGAAATTGATTACAAGGATGTGACTATGAATGCACGATAGCCAATTGTACGTAGCAGACGAATCTACGAGCGAAGATATAATAGGTATAAAAGACGCCATAAAACCTAGACACTACAACAAAGGAGAAATCGACTTATACGAAAGTTGGTATCTAACTAGACCGTTTAATGAGTTTAGAGCGGCTATGGAGTCTATAGCAGAAAGATACATGAAACGAGATAAGATTGACCGTATCGAGGATTTAGATAAGTGTATAGAGACGTTAACGAGATTGAGAGAGTATGAGGTAAGGCGTAAGGAGGAAGAATAGTTGCCTAAAACTAACGAAACAGAGAGAGTGGAGAAAGCTTTATTTAAGCACACTTCTGTAATGGGAGTTTTTGGGTGCATGGAGGTGACTATAGGCATAAATGTATTCCCATATGAACGTGTAGATTATATGACGTTTGATACTAAAAATGAATTCAGATGCTACGAGGTTAAAGTTAGTAAATCAGATTTCATGAGCAAATCGAAATTAACTTTTATTGGAGATTTCAACTATTTGGTAATGCCTCATGAATTGCTAAAACAGATTGAAGATACCGAAAAGTATAGAAAATTATGCATGCAAGGTGTAGGAACATTCTTAGTTAGTGATTACAGTGGATTAATTTGTGAACGTAAAGCGAAAAGAAAAAAAGTTTCTATGGGAGATAAAGTTATGCTGATGGAAAGTATGATACGCTCTTTGTCGAGAGACGCTAAAAAATGGTATGAAAAAAAATAAATAACGCATAGAGTTGCGTGAGTATGAGTTAAGGCATAAAGAGGAGTGACCGAATGAAAGGTATATACGACAAGTTAGAGCAGAAACTACGAGACCATGCGCTACTTAAGAAAGAGATAACCAATCGCAAGCTAGAGTTAGAGTTTGCGCAAGTTCCGGACGGGAATACAACAGCAGTGCAGACATCAAACGGGAATAGCGATCCAGTTGGTAGACTTGTAGAAAAGTGGGAAATGGACGGGGATTTAATTACCATGAAACGCCGATATGCGACCATAGAGAAGTTTTTGAAAGAGATAGATGAATCACAAAGAATCATATTGCAAATGCGGTATATGAGCAAGAAGCCGCAATCGTGGGATGTTATAGCGTTGAGAGTTGGATATACAGAGAATCATTGTATAAGAGTAAGGAAACAGTTGTTAGATCAGTTGGCAGATAGATTAGGATGGGAAATTGCATGAAATGCATGTTTTGCACGTGGTATACTATTAATGTGCAGTACTTGTACAAGCGCATGCACCTCCTTAGAAAGTAGCAAACCAGACATAGCGACCGTTGGCGATTGCTGGCGGTCGAATTACAAAGGAGAATGAATGATGGATGAAAGAAATAAAGAGTTGCTAAAAGGAACTGTAAAAGGCTTAACTGAACTGTGCGAAAGCGAAAAAGGTATAGAAAGAATTAGAGTTGAAGAGGGATATGATACCGATTACGATTATAGAACAATCCAAATTGCAATCGAGTATACTGATTAATTTGTAAATAAATGCGAGAAATTACGAGGATATATTCTAAATTAAGTTAATATATTGAAAACAGTCTGCAGGCGACCTTCCACGTTTGTAGGCTGTTTTGAGTATATATAGAAAGAAGGTGAGATCATGGCAAAGTACACTGAATGGCTAACAGAAGAAGGATTGTTAAAAATAGAAGGGTGGGCTCGCGATGGTCTCACTGATGAACAAATAGCTCATAACATAGGAATTCAACGTCCTACTTTGTATGATTGGAAAAAGAAACATTCTGACATATCTGACGCCTTAAAAAGAGGAAAAGAAGTTGTTGACCGGCAAGTCGAGAACGCTTTGTTCAAAAGCGCTACTGGATACGAATACGAGGAAGTGACCAAGGAGCTTACTGATGTAGGAATGAGAGTTACCAAGATAGTGACTAAGCAAGTATCTCCAAATCCAACTTCAGCAATCTTCTGGTTGAAGAATAGAAAGCCTGCTGAATGGCGAGACAAAACAGAAGTTGACGCCACTGTTAAACACGACAAACTTGGCTCAATACTTGAACAATTGAGTGAGCCGGATGACTGAATTAGTTCTATCACCTAAGTATAAGAAATTCCTGAAGTATTATGCTGATGTAGAATTTCTAGAAGGAACGACTTTCGCTGGGAAAACTACATTAGGAGTCATTAAATTTTTGTTCCGCGTTGCTGAATCAAACAGAAAGTTGCATATCATTAGCGGATTGGATTTAGGGACAATAGAAAAAAATATCATACAATCAGAATTAGGAATCGTTGATGTTTTTGGAGAATTGATAACTTACTATTCAAACGGCGGCAAGGATCATGCATTACCTCATATCAAATACCAAACGAACAACGGTGAAAAGATTATATATATTCTAGGATATGACAATAAAGCACGTTGGAAAAAGGCGTTAGGTGGTCAATATGGCGGCTTATATATAGATGAAATAAACATAGCTGATATGGAATACGTAAGAGAAGTATTTATGCGTGCTGATTTTGTTATGGCTACATTAAACCCTGATGACCCTGAATTACCGATTTATCATGAATATATTAATCACAGCAGACCGCTTCCAGAATTTGAAAAGGATGCACCTGCTGAAATAAATGAATATCTAAAAGAAGAACCAAAGCCTAATTGGGTGCATTGGTTCTTTTCTTTTGCGCATAATGCTGGTTTGACGGAACAAAAGAAACAGAAAATCATAGGTTCTGTGCCAAAAGGAACGAAACTGTATAAGAATAAGATTCAAGGATTGAGAGGGCGCTCAGAAGGTTTGATCTTCAGTAACTTTGAGTATGCAAGCAATGTCATTACTGTTCAAATGGCTAAGAAAAAGAAATATGTAGCATTTAGTTGTGGAGTGGATACATCCTATTCTTCAAACTCATATGATACGATTGCGTTCATCTTTCAAGGGTTGACGGATAAAGGGGAGTTGATCGTACTTGAGGAACAAGTAAATAATAATAAAGATCAAAAAGAACCTTTCGCCCCCAGTGATATCGCTTTGAGGTTGTTAACGTTTCTTGAGTCTTGCAGAAGCAAATGGGGATTTTCTAGAACGGTCTATATTGATAATGCTGACCAAGCAACTATTACGGAATTAAAAAAAATGAAACGCAGAAAGAGTCTTTCTTATAACTTTGCAAATTCTGATAAATCAGTAGAGATTATAGATCGGATCAACTTAACGCTAGGTTGGATGAGTTCGGATGGGAAATTGCCTAATTATCTAGTTGTTGATCATTGCAATAATCATATACACGAGATTACAACATGGTCATGGAGCAAAGATAAGCCAGAAGATAAAAATGACCATACAATTAATGCAAGTCAATATGGATGGATACCGATTCGTTTCAAAATAGGGGAGCAAAACAAACAGAAACAAAATAATTACGATGTCCTACGAAAAGGATTCGGCTATTAAGGAGTTGAGACAATGCCAGTTGAAAATTTTAAGAATTCACAAGGTCTAGTAAACAAATTGCTCAGACGTTTTCACAGTGAATCAAGAATGATTTATAGAGCGCCTGGCTTAGATAGTTTATTTAAAAAGAATTATGAGTTGTTAGAGAAATTTATTCAACACCATCAAGAAAAACAAGCACCAAGAATACAAGAGTTAATTGATTATGCAGAAGGTGCGAACCATACTATTTTGGAAGGCGAACAAAGACGTAAAGAAGAAGATATGTCTGATGTGAGAGCTGTTCATAATTTTGGAAAGGTCATTTCTAATTTCAAGCGAGGCTATCTTGTTGGGATCCCTATTCAGGTGGAATACATGGACGAAGAGGAAGACAGCGAAGTCGATCAAGTATTAGATAAAATCGCAAAAGAAAATGATTTTTACAATTTGAATCGATCACTTGTGTTAGATATGTCCAGAACTGGACGAGCTTTTGAGATTCAATACTTTAACAAAAATGAGAAATTAGTAGTTAAACGGTTAGATCCCACATGTACTTTCGCGATTTATGAAAACAATCTAGATAGTGAACAAATTTGTGGTATTTATTACTATAGCCCGGACCCTTTTAATCAAGATGACCTATACATTGATGTTTATGCAGCTAATAAGGTATATCACCTTGTTAGAGATAAAGAAGGTATACACAAATTAGAAGATGATCCAGACAACGATTTCAAAGCTGAACAGATTCATGGATTTGAGTTTCCTCAAATTACAGAACATAAGAATAACGATGCGGGTATGGGAGATTATGAATCAGAATTAAGTTTGTTTGATTTATATGATGCAGCTCAATCTGATACAGCGAACTATATGGCCGATTTAGCCGATGCTATCCTTGCTTTGTTTGGAGATATGACTTTCCCAGATGACGTTGATACAGCTGAAAAGCAAATTGAATACATGAAAACAATGCGTAAAGCACGTTTTATGCATTTGAGCCCACCTAAGAATGCTGAAGGCGAAGAAAGCGGGAACGTAGACGCTAAGTATCTATATAAACAATACGATGTAGCTGGAACCGAAGCGTATAAGAGCCGCCTTGAAAAGAATATTCATGAGTTTACTTCAACACCAGATATGAACGATGAAAAGTTTAGCGGGAATAATTCCGGAGAAGCAATGAAGTATAAATTAATCGGCTTGGATCAGGAACGAGTATCTACTCAAGCGTTGTTTGAAAAAGGATTACGGCAACGGTATAGATTAATTTCCAATATCTATCCTAAAATCGATACAGAAAACGGCGGAGTTTTTAGCGATTTCGATATTGCTAAATTAAAAATAACATTTACTCCTAACCTGCCAAAATCAGATAGCGAGATCGTTAAATTGATTAAGGAAATTTATCCAATGATTTCGGATGAAACAGCATTTAAGCTACTAGAAAAAGTGACTGGTGTTAAACCCTCAGAAGAAAAAAGAAGATTAGCTGATGAAGAACCCGATACATTCGAACCAAGGCTTCCAGTAAGAACGGAGGACAACAATGCCGAAGAAATTACCGAAACAGATGAAGCACGCGAAATACTGGAAGGACAGGAATGACGAGATCATTCGTTGGATTGATGAACAGGACTTAGATGTTTTTAAAGAATTACAAGATATTTATTCTGAAGCTTCAACCAACGTTCAGAAGAAACTATATGAGTTTTACGGGAAATATGCTACAGACAACAACATATCGTTTGAAGAAGCCCAAATTAGACTAAGACGCGAAGATTTGTCTGATTATCAAAAGAACGCTAAAAAATATTTTGAAGAAGTTGAAAACATGTCTGATGACGAAGCGCAAAGGCTGTTAGATCGACTGAATGAGCAATATCAAGCTAGCAAGGCAACTAGGTTAGATGCTTTGCGATTAGATATTATGGATGAGATAGGAAGAATGAACACGCTCGGCTTGCAAAGCATATTTTCTGACTATCTATCAATGGTAGCTGAATATGCTTATTTGCAATCTGTCGACCCGTCTTTCTCAACTTCTACTTTGAATCGTCCGGCCTTACAGGAGTTAATCAGTAGACCGTGGAACGGATATAATTATTCAGAAGATTTATGGGGAAACACGGATAATTTAGCAGATAAGCTATTCAATACGCTGAAAAAAGGGTTCGTGAGTGGATCCAGTGTGCAAGATATGGCGAGAGAGATACGAAAGGATTTCAATGTATCTCGTTCGAGTGCTGAAACACTAGTTAGAACTGATGGATCACATGTTGTAAATAATGCGACTTTAAAAAGATATCAAGATACATTCGGATTGAAGAGAATTAAAATTCATGTGCATGTAGATAGTAGGACAACTAAAATCTGTATGGGATATTACGAAGCAGATGAAAGTTATTTAATTGGAGAAGAACCGAAGTTACCGGCTCATTATAATTGCAGATCAACTTATGTTCCTGACGAATCAGAACTGACGGAAGAACACTGGTTATAGAATAGGAGTGGTCAAGTGGGAAATATTGTAGTAACTATTGAATTTACTAGATATGCAGAGCTGTTGATGTTTCTGATTGAACATTTACCGACTGGATTAGGTATTCATAATTGGTTTTTAAATGGAGTTGAAAAGAATCCACGTAGATATTTGAAAGCAACCTATGACCAACCACCAGATAAGAATTCCCCCAACCATTCGAAAGGTCGGACAGAAGCCCAGAAAGGATAGTGGTCCAATTATCTGCCAACTAGTGGCTGACTAGTCGGAGTACATTTGTGAAGGTGGTGTGAATGTGGAGTTTGCAGAAGCTAAGCAAAAGAAAGAACGTGGGTATACCGTAAAGGAATGCTTAGAAGAATTAAAAGATAGTGATGAACTGGTCGTTGTTAGCGTTAAAGATGGGCTTGTCTACACTTCCTATTCAACTACAGATGGGGATGTGCCTAAAATGTTAGGACTACTAGAAATGGGAAAGAAAATCATATTGGACAATAACTAAAACAGTAATAACCTTATTAAGTCGCTACTCACTGAGTAAGCGGCTATTTTTATCGTCCAATAACGCTTATGACGATATAAAAGATGCGTAAATACTACTTACTAGCGTGGCTTTAATAAAGAGTAAGGTAAATACATTCCGAGTACACTAGAAGCGGCTGACGAGCCAATTTCATGGGTATAACGAATCGTATTTACCTTATTTGAGGTTAAAGACTAGCGTGGAGGGAGAAAAGAAAATGAAAGAAAAAATCTTATCAAACTTAGACAGTACCAACTTACTAAAAATGAAGCTGCAATTCTTTGCCGATCCAGATGGAGGAGACGACAATGCAAACCCTGATGGTGATGACAAAGGATCGGAAAACGGCGGAGATGGAGGAAGTGAAGTAGATCTTCCAAAGACGCAAGCTGAACTAGATGCCGCTATCAACAAAGCCAATCACAAAGCAATCAAGAACGCTACAAAAGGATTGCTAACTGAAGAACAGGTCAATGAGCGCATTCAAGCAGCATTAAAGAAAGAGAAAGATTATTCTTCTCTGAGTGACGACGATCGAAAACAAAGAGAGTGGGAAGACCAAAAAACTCAATTTGAGAAAGAAAAAGCTGATTTTAAACGCCAGAAACTCGAAACGCAGATCGAAAAAGATATGATCCGAAAAGGATTGCCAGTATTAGCTGGCGAAGGTGATGACGAGTTCAGTTTTGCTACTTTATTCGCTCAATCTGGAGACTCTGAACAAGCGTTAAAAGCTGTCGGAGCATATGAGAAAGCATTTAAAGAAGCTGTAGCTGCAGAAGTTAAAGAATCATTGAAGCAATCAGCTCCCGGAGCTGGTGGAGGAAATGGAACTGCAACTCAGAACTATGGCGAACGAGTAGGTAAGAGAAAACAAAAACAAAATGGTCCGATATTCGGAAACTAAAAATAGGAGGAATTAATGATGAATACAACAGAATTTGGAACATCTAAAAATGTTTTATATGACGGCATTTATAAAGCTGTGCCAGTCACGATTGATTCAGAAAATGTTACAGCAGTAGACGGAAAGAAAGTCATGCCAGCGGGAACTTTAATTAAAGGAGCTTCTGCTTCTGTATTTACGGATCGTGAACAAAATGTAGTAGCTACAACAGGAGCTTCAGGAGATATTGACGGTATTCTTCTATATGACGTTGATGTAACAGACGGAGATGCACCGGGGTCATGTGTTTATCACGCTACCGTATGGGCAGATAAAGTCGAAGCGACTATTTCAGCAAATGTCCGTAGTAAATTAAATCAAATCACATTCGTACAAGGATAAGAAAGGGGAAAATAAACTATGCCAAAAATTTATGATTTAGTCACAGCGGCTAATTTATCAGGATATTATGAAGCTACAAAACCAGATTCAACCAACATTGGAGATCAATTATTTCCAGCGCGTAAACAATTAGGTTTGCGATTAGACTTTATAAAAGGAGCGAATAAGCGTGCAGTTGTATTAAAAGCTTCTGCGTTTGATACTCAAGCTTCTTTACGTGATCGTATGTCTATCAAATTGAGTTCTGAAAACATGCCTTATTTTGATGAAGGAATGCTTGTGAAAGAAGAAGACCGTCAACAATTAAATATGATTGCACAAACAAATAATCAAGAGTTATTAGATGCAGTAGTAGATAACATTTATGATGATGAAGCGACATTGATTTCTGCTGCTAAAGCTCGTACACATGCAATGAGAATGCAGGTATTGGCTACGGGTAAACTCCAAATCAATTCAAACGGTGTACGCCGTGAGTTTGATTATGGCGTGCCTGAAGAAAATCAAGGACAAGCAGCAACCGATTGGTCTGCAACAGAGGCAGATCCGATTGCAGATATTGATACAGCAATCGAAGCAATGGCAGAACAAGGGATTTCTCCTGCTGGAATGGTTATGAACTCCAAAACTTATGGGTATTTACGCAAGTCAGCATCAACTGCTAAACGTATCACTGGGGTAAAAGCGAACCAGCCAACTCGTAATCAAGTAATTGAGTATTTACGTGATGAATATGGCTTGTACGCTACTTTGGTTGATGACACATTCATTGATGATGCGGGCGAAGTTCGTAAATACTTCCCAGATGGACGTGTGACATTCGTTCCAAATCAACCAGTCGGTAATACTGTTTTTGGTACAACTCCGGCAGAATCTGATTTACAGAATGGTAATACACCGGGTGTTTCTGTAGCAGTTGTGGAAACAGGCGTTGCTGTAGTAACTGAACAAAAAGTAAATCCAGTAAACGTTGAAACGAGAGTATCAATGATTAATTTACCATCATTCGAAGGTGCCAACATGGTTTACTTGCTTCAAACGGACTTAGCAGCTGAAGAGCCAGTTGATCCAGGAACTGGAGAATAATCTCAAACATAGAAGGGAAGATGATCTATGAGCGAGGAAATGAGAACTGAAATTAAATTACTAAAAAACATTACGGACAATTTGCAGGACAGCTTAATTGATTTGATCATTAACGAAAGTGAGCAACGTATTCTTAGTCGAATCAACTTATATAGAAATCAAAAATTACCAGCATTGCCAGATGGCTTAGAATGGATTGTCCGTGATGTATCAATCAAAAGGTTTAACAGACTGAATGCGGAAGGAACTAAAAAGCATAGCGAGGAAGGACTTTCTTTTGATTGGGAAAGTTATCTGAATGAGTATGAGGATATTTTAGTTAGCTTCAATGATACAAAACCAGTTGATAAATCTCGCAGTGGCGTAATTAGAATGTGGTGATTAGATGAATTATAACGATCGAGTCACAATCTATGAATATCAAGAAGAAAAAGACGCTCTTGGATCAATTAAAAGAGTAAAAGTACCCATTGTTGTTCCGTGTGCTCGCGGAAAGCTGACACACGAACAACAAATGGGGTTTTTTGGTAAGTATAATCTTTCGGCTTTTAAATTGCATTTGCAAGGGGTATACGAAGGTTTAGATGAAGTTAAGTATAAAAATACTATACGTTCTGTAACTGGTATTATACCTTACGAAAACGCCACTGTGGTGGTGATTGGATGAAAGTTAAGTACAGAATGAAAGGTATGAATCGATTTTATCGACAAGTGCGTAAAACAAGCGAAAACACTCAAAAAGCTGTCCAAAGAGAACTAGCTTTATCTTCGTTAAGAGTAGAACGCAAAGCAAAAATGCTTGCACCTTGGGATACTGGTTGGATGTCTATGAATATCTATTCGGATATGGTGAGCGCTTGGATTTATGAAGTTGTTTCTCCTGCTGAATATTCAATCTACCAAGAACTAGGAACTAGATATATGGCAGCACAACCATTTATGTATCCAGCTCTGCAAGAAGAATACTGGACACTAATGAGGAGATTGAGCAAGATTATGAAATAAAGGGAGTGATTTTATTTACTCACCAACTGTTTTATATCTAATGGATTTACAGAATCGATTAGCCGAATTGAATATACCGATTGAACAAAAACTACCAGATTCATCGGTTTTAGAACCGTTTATAGTGTTTGGTGGGTTATCTACGGATGATCAGCCAAGCGCGAAAATTGGTAGAGCAATAGATGATTCTCTTTTTCAAATAGATATTTTTCTATCAATCGATATAGGTAAAGTAGAAGCAGAAGAAATCAGAAATAAAGCAAAAAAACTAATCGGAAGACGTAGGAATGTGACGAGCGAACTCTTAATCGATAACACGATCGGTAGAGAAACTTATCACATTCCTATTCGTATTTCTGAACTAATTTATTAAAAAAAGGAGAGATAAAACATGGCAATAATCAAAACAACAGCAGCGCCAGTAAAAGGCTTTCGAGTTTGGTATTTTATCCAAGCGGTAACAGCAGAATTAGGAAGTGATGCGATTTTACCTGCTTTCCAAACAGAAGGTGGAACCACTTTAGGTGGAGATAACATTGATGAACAGACTAAACAAGGTCGAATTATTCAAAAGTCCACAGATGAACAATCAGTTGATTTGACACAATACTTTGTACCTTCTGATCCTGCTTCACAAGTTATTGAACAAGCTAAAGTGCAAGGGTTGTCCGTAAAAGTATGGCGTGTAGTAGTAGATGAAAATTCAGCTGAAGGGGAAGGTGAAGAAAAAACATATCCTGCAAAATTTGGGTATGGATTACCTGAAGAAATTGAATATTCAGACGGAGAAGACTTAGTGGAAGTTTCCTACACGCTTCAAATTGTAGGACGTTTGCAAGATGGAAGATTCCCGTTAACGGATGAAGATGTAGCGGTAATTGAAAACATGTACGATTACCAAAACCCAGGAGAAACAACTGGTAACTACGATGCTATCGAAACAGCCCCAGAAGCACCTTAATTAATGATTGATAGGGGGCTTTGGCTCCCTATTTTATTTTATACAAAGAGGAGAATATAAATAATGGCAATTACAATCAAGGTAAAAGGAAAAGATGTAGAGATTAAATTTAATTATCGTTTATTGTTTTTAGCAAACAAAAAGTTGGGTTCAAAAGATAAAAATGGTGTTAATCAAGAAGATGGAGCAGCAAATCTTTTTAATAACATGATGGATCGTAAAGAAAGCGCGATTCATAATTTGATTGAATTAGCTAGCAAAGATAAATTAACTGAGAATGATTTAATTGATGCGGTTTCTGATTATACAGAGGAACACGGATTTGAAGAAACCTTTAAAGAAATTGAAAATGAAATGTTAAACAGCGGTTTTTTCTTGCCAAAAATCCAAAAGCAAATTCAAGACATGAAATTCTCTCTCGATCTATTAAAAGAGAAGAAAACAGAGGAATCTCAAGATCAAGTTCGAGCAATCAAAGCAATGACCGAACGATTAGAGAAGCGGATCTCATCACACAGTGCTCAAGACAAGGGCTAACAGATATTGATTTAATCATGTCTTGTTACCACTGGGAATTAGAGGCACTTTTGAAAGGATTAATGCTTAAACAAGTAGATGAAAGAGAAAAGCTTGCTGAAATGGCAATCAATTTAAGATATACGATGAACGCCAAGAAAATTCAAGTGAACAAGTTGTTTAACAAGAAAAAAGAAGAACAAAATGTCTTGGATCAATTTAAACGTAAAAATATAGATGGAACAAAAAATAAATTAGCTCAAAAAGTACAACAAGTTAATGGTTATTTTAAAAATAGATTTAAATCTAAAGAAAGCGAAAATTCTGAAGAGTGAGGTGAGAAAAAGTGAATACAGGTTCTATTCGTGCGACAATCGGCGCTGATATGTCTGATTACACAAGAGCTATGCAAGAGGTTCAGGATGTTACTAGAAACGCCTTTAACGCCGCTCAAAAAGCAGCACAACAAGGTGGAAACGCTATGGCAAAAGCTGTACAGGCGTCAATGTCTGTTATCAATAGATTAATGCCTAATCAAATGAAACAAGCAACTACTAGTATGGCGAATGTCTTAAATACAGCTGGTGGGGCGATTCAACGAACGATTGCACGTATTGGCGAAAAAATACCTGATCCATTCCGAAACGGATTTAATCAATTGACTTCTATTGCTAGCCGATCTTCTCAATCGGTCGGTAAAGCATTAGATCCGATTATGACTCGAGCTACATATGTAGCTAACCAAATGACTCAAAACCTTGGTAATGGATTTAGAAATATCTCGAAACAAGCTTCGAGCGGATTAAATGGGATTAGTAAAAACTTTTCAACTTTAAATCGGCAATCCAGTGGATTAAGGTCAAGTATAACAGCGTTAGCCAGTGCGTTTTCTCTTGTTGCATTAGCGCAAAAAGGAATCAGCGCAATTACTAGTTCTCTAGATGGTGCAATTAGCCGATTCGATACATTGAATCAATTCCCAAGGATTATGGAGTTGTGGGGCTATAGTTCAGAAGAAGCTCAAAATTCTACTAATAAACTTAAAGAAGGCATTGAGGGACTACCTACAACGCTTGATGATATCACGGGGAATGTTCAACGTTTAACGAGTGTAACGGGGGATTTAAGCGGCTCTACAGATGCAGCTCTTGCGCTTAATAATGCTTTCTTAGCTTCAGGTGCAACTACAGCTGATGCAAGTCGTGGTATGCAGCAATATATACAGATGTTATCAACTGGAAAAGTGGATATGATGTCTTGGCGGACGTTACAAGAAACAATGCCAGGCGCATTAAACCAAACAGCGGAAGCATTCGGGTTTGCAGGGAATAGTGCAACTCAAGATTTTTATGAAGCTTTACAAAGTGGAGAAATTACCTTTTCTGATTTCCAAGATAAATTAATTGAATTAAATGGAGAAACTGAAGGGTTTGCGGATCAAGCAAAAACAGCAACAGAAGGTATCAGGACTTCATTATCCAATTTACGCAATGCTGTAGTTAGAAATATGGCTAGCATTATGGATAGTATTGATGAAGCTTTAGAAAATAATGGCTTACCTAAAATGGCTGAAATGCTAGACAATGGCAAAGCTGCTATTGATCGACTCGGAGGAGCTGTTCAATCAGTAGTCCCTGGAATTATTAGTACTTTAGCCGATCTATCTAGTGTAAATGCTATTCAATTGTTAGCTTTACCTTTAATTCCTCAAGCGATTGGAATGATAGGAACACTAGGCGTCGCCCTAGGTGGAATAGGAAGTTTAGCAATTGGAGCTGCTGGAGTAGTTGGCGGGGCATTTGCTGGAATTGGCTCTGTATTTAGTGGTTTAAGTGGCTTGGTTGGTGGATTTGGTGGAGCAATGATGTCATCTGCTGGAGTTGGCGTTAGTGCAGCAGGGATGATGGCGAAATCCATTACTTCAATCGCTGGGTTAGCCTTATCTGCAATTGGACCTGCTGCTATATTAGGATTAGTCGTTGCTGGTTTAGGAATTGTCAATAATGCGTTCGGTGATGAGATTACTGAAATGCTAAATACAGTTACACAAAAAGGTCCACAAATTATTACCGACTTTGTGAGTGGAATCGTTTCTCAAATTCCTCAATTGATTCAGTCTGGGACACAATTAATCCAACAATTAGCAACAGCAATTACAGCGAACATACCAACTATCATTCAAAGCGCTATCTCAATTATAGGTGCTTTAGTTGGTGGGATTGGTGCAAACGCTGGTTCGTTGATTAACTCGGCTCTAACAATCATAGCGACTTTAGCAAACTCGATATTATCAGCATTGCCACAATTGGTTATGATCGGCATGGATTTACTTCTATCGGTAGTACAAGGGATTATTCAAAATATTCCTATGATTGTAGATTCTGTCCAAACAATTTTAACTAATTTCGTGAATTCAGTCGTATCAAATTTACCAAATATTATACAAACCGGTATTCAAATTATCATGAGTTTGATTGATGGGCTAACTCAATTGTTACCACAAATCATTTCAATTGGTATAAGCGCTTTAATGACGTTAGTACAAGGCATTATGGACAATATTCCTTTATTGCTTAATGGAGCCGTAGCGATTGTACAATCATTAGTTGGATTTGTAGTTCAGAATTTACCAATGATTTTACAAATGGCTATTCAATTAGTTATGACCATTTTTAATGGAATTATCCAGAATTTACCAACGCTGATATCAGCTGGTATGCAAATTGTAATGACATTGATCAATGGAATCGTGCAAATATTGCCACAAATTATAACAGCCGGAATAGATTTAGTTGTTCAATTAATTGGAGGAATTGCACAAAGTTTACCAATGATTATAGAGTCAGCTATTGGCATGATTGGTCAGTTTATAGCTGGAATTATTCAAATGTTGCCAAATCTACTTGCAGCTGGATGGGATATCATCAAAGCCATAGGGTCCGGAATTATGGAAGCTATACCTAATGTGCTTTCTGGAGCTTGGGAAGGTATTAAGTCAGGATTCGGATCAATGTTTGATTGGGTTACTGGAAAAGGTGGAGAATCAACCGAAACAACTAAAGGTCAATTTGAAAGCTTATCAACCAGTGCTACGACTGCAACTTCTACTATGGCAACGAATGTATCAACAAACGCAAATAACGCGACGAACGCATTAACTACAGCAAGCTCAAACGCCAATATATTTGGTAGCCAAAACTACAGCAGTCTTGCAACGAATGTTGGCGGATCTTTAAGTGGAATGAGTAGTAATGTGTCCGCTGAAATGGGTAATCAATTAAACAAAGTCAATAACGATACTAGCCAAATCTCGAAACTTGGATTAGACAATTATACCGCTATGTCTAGCAATGTATCAGGTACCTTAGGAGATATGACAAGTAATGTAGGATCCGAAACAGGCAGCCAATTGTCTAGCGTGACAAGTAATTTAGCTGGAGCAAGTAAAACGGGATCCAGTGAATATCAATCCATGGAATCTCAATCAACTAGTGCGTTAAGTGGAATGACCAGTTCTGTACAAACAGAAATGTCTGCACAAAAAACAGCTATTAATCAAGGTACTAGCGACGCAAACAAGCAAGCTGAACAATCATACAAAGCAATGCGAAATACTGTAGAAACATCTATGAAAGGCATGTCTGATATAACGAAAAATGTTTATAATCAGATGAAAAATATAACTCGTTCTGCCAGTAAAGAAATGTCTACACTTTTTACTGCTGGAATGAATAAGATGAAATTTGAAAATAGTTCAGGTTTCAGAAGTATGAATACAACAACAAGATCTCAATTGAATCAAATGGTCAACACGACTCGTTCTTCTATGAATTCTATGATATCTATCATGCGAAACGCTCGTGGCGCTGCTCAATCAGCCGGGTACAATGCGGGCGCAGGATTTAAAGTTGGATTAGCTTCTACTAGAGGAAGCATAATGGCAACTGCTAGAAGTATCGCATATAGTGTATCTTCAACGATCCGTAGTGCTATGAATATTCATTCCCCTTCAAGAGTGACAAAAGAGTTAGGTTCGTTTACTGGTGAAGGTTTTGCGGTTGGTCTACAAGGTTGGATAAGTAATATCAAGTCAGTAGCTTATCAAATGGCTTCAGCGGTAACTTCTCAAGATTATGAAATGAATGCAGCGCTTACTACGGGTGCAAGTATAGAAAGTTCTGGTGTAACTAGTCGGTTAGAAAATCTATCTGATGAAGTTAGAAACTCTGAACCTAGAGACGCTATTTTCGAAGTCAATAATGACTTTGATGGAGATAAGATTCACACGACTATTAAACGTAAAAATGCACGAGAAGAAATGAAAGAAGAATACTTCAATTAAAGAAGGTGATCAATATTGATTTATTAATTGAAAAAGATACAGGACAAATAAAATTATCTGAGTATAATTTGCTTGTCCAAGATATCGAAGCAAGTTCCCCAAGCATGATGGTCGACAGACGTACGGTGAAAAATAGAAGCGGTGTTATTAACGCAGGAGCTCAATTTGTGAGTAAAACAATTAAGGTTGCTGGTAGTTTTTATGCCAGTAGCCTTTTGGATTATGAAAATAGAGTAGATGAATTAAATGCTCTACTAATTGATTTGGATCCGTATTACATTACAAAAATGATTCCTATCAATGACGAATTATATCAATATCAAATACCTGGAGAAACAACGAATGATTTAAACCTTTTAGAAATAGAACATGAACCCTTTAAATATCGATACAAGGTTCAACCTGATGGAGATTTAAATTTTCAATTTAATGGCAAATCAGACAAAGGATTGTTTTTCAAATTTACGTTTTACTTTATTACTGCTGAAATGCCTTTTGGAGAAACAATTCCAAAGACATTATCAATTAATAGCGATTCAATTAGCTATGATGGCACGGCGAAAAATAGTCAATTGGAATATCCTTGGACAATTAAACTAGTAGCGGATACTCAGCAATCAGGTACTTTCACTTTAATGATTGGGAGCAAAACTTTCAGCTATTCTAGTCAAACAGATATTCAGTCTGGAGATATCTTTTTATTAAAAGGAATTGAGACAACAAAAAATGGTACAAATGTCAATAATTATACAAATAGAGAACACTTTGTATTAGAACCACGATTAGATAAAGAAATACCTGTCACAACGAATTTTCAAGGAACAATTCAAATTTTAAACTTTGTTGAATTTTACAAATAAAGGAGGTGGTAAGATTTGATAGATTTTATTGATATTTTGGGTGATCGACACGGTGCTGTTACGGAATACTCTATCAGACACGGAGTGAATGGCGAAAAATCAATATCTGGTACTGTTTATACAAATGACGAGGTTATTCATGGTGTTGATCGTGGATGGAGACTTGAAATTGATAATGAGTTTTACGTGATAACTTTTGCGGTTCCAGTAGATAGCGGTAATGAAACCCAATTAGAGTTTGATGCAGTTCATGAGTTCTTTTATGAATTCAGTAAGAAAAATGTATATTCTACTCTCAACGGATCAAATACGGCTGTCCGTTATCTGGATTTTATATTTAATGGAAGTGGATATCAATATAATTTAGAAGTTACAATCCCAGCTTTTGAAAAAGAAGAATTCGGCATGACCAATCGACTCGCTTTATTTAATGATTTTATAAAAAGTACAGGGGTTGAATTTGTTGTAAACAATCGAGTTGTGCGCATTTTAAGAGAAGTTGGAACCGATCTATCTACAATCGTTAAAAAGGGCTTTAACATGCAAGAATTGCGTTTAGAAAAGAATTTAAAGGACTTTGTAACTTATAAACGTGGATTTGGTGCATGGAATAATGACGAAGACCAATCTCAAGGTAGATTAGAAGCGGTATATCGTAGTCCGTTGGCTGATTTATATGGAGAATTAGAAGATGAACCTTTGGTTGACGAACGTTTTAGTGTTAAAGCTAACTTAGAAGAACGACTTCAATCTGATGTTGAGAATAGTTATTCTATTTCTGTACAACTGACAATGGAAGATTTAACAAAAGCTGGATATGAATATGAACAGCCTAGAACAGGCGATTATATTATGGCTATGAATGAAGATTTAGGGTTTGAGCAAAAAATCCGTATCGTTAATTACGAAAGTCATTATGATGTTAACGGACAACTCATTGACCATGATATTACATGTAATTCTTTAGGGATAGCTCAGAAAAATATAGGTTCTGCAGGCTTAAGAAACACAATTAATCAAGCTTTGGATAATGCTAATTTAGCTTTGGAAAGAGCTAATTATGCTGTTGTTAGTGCTGATGGAAAGACTACCAATTATTTTGGAGAAGACGATCCATTAACTTTAGGTTATGAAGTTCGTTTTAAAGATACATGGTATCAAATCATTGGCGAAGATAAAGTTATGAACGTGTGGAATGGAGCAGAATGGGAGCCTATAACAGATACCAGAGTTAGCAAAAGAAATGCTGAATTAATCGCCGAACAACAAGCCGCCCTAGAAGAAGTTAAAACAACAGCTGACTACTCATACGACCAACTCCAACAAACGATCGCTAACAGTGGATTTACGGATTTAGATACAGCATTTGGCAACGTTAAAACATTGAGCGAACAAGCTGAATCGAATGCTTATAATGCCTATAATGCCATTGAGAATTTTGAAACTAGCGTAATCGGACCTACTGGACGTTTAACATTAGCTGAACAATTTATTGATGGCTTTAGAAATACAGCGTTTGATCCTTCTACTGGTCAATTAAGTTTGACTGAACAAACGATCAATGGTTTACAAGATACTGTGAGCGATCCTGTGAATGGATTGGAAACTAAGTATACTCAACTATCTGGATTAATTGATTTAAGAGTAACTTCTGAACAAGCTAGAACCATTTCAGAAGCAGAAATATTGGCTGATAAAACAATTAAGGACACTAGAAATGATAATCAAACACCTGAATGGTATTTTGATAACTATCCTAAGCAAGTCGTTGAAGAATTTAAATATAGAAATGTAATAGGTGCTCCTGGGTCTCAAACTTATGGTCAGCTTACTACCAATATTCCTTGGTCTGACAGTAGTGGTGGTTATGTTATCCAAATATTTAAATCAGCAGATGGCACATTTGAGCGCCGAGGAAGGTTCACAAGTTGGAATGAGTGGGAAAAGATAGCAGATACAACCTATGTACAATCTCAATTTTCAATCCTTGACGACAAAATATTTGCTAAAGTTTCTGAGGGAGATGTATACAGCCAACTCTTAATTGACTCACGCAATATTTTATTTGATGCAAACGACAGATTTATGATAAGCGCAAATAAAGTTGTGATTGATGCCACCGAAGGCGCCTTTATTACAAGTGCCATAATCGAAGGGTTATCAGCAGATAAAATAACTGCGGGTACAATTGATGCTAATGTAGCCAATATTATCAACATCAACGCAGATGAAATCGTATCCGGGAATATTACAGGTATTAACATCAACGGGTCCAAAATCACGAATGACTTTGATATTGAAGTAGGCGGAGATGGTATGACCTCTGTGCGCATGATAGGTAGTACAGTAATAGAAGGGGATATTAGAACGAGTGCTTCACTAACGGATGGCGGTACGCTAACGTCCTACTTTGACCCTATCGGTGTTGGTGCAATCATCAATAATAGTGATGGTTCGGTTAGGTCATCTTATGCTTTAGATGCTAGTGGGTTATACCTACAAAACGGAAGCGTTAGAACTTATGTAGGTGATGGTGGTTTTAGACTTTCTTCTGATAGCAATCCAGTCGGAGGAACCTTGCAATACGAACCTTCATTAGCACGAATACAACTCGCTTCATGGAATGGTGTAGAGTTCGGATCACTTGACCAAGGGTACTACAGAAGAATTATGGCTGTCACTGGATTCCCGTCCATAGATTTCTTTTATAAGGTTAACATGCAACAAGGCAGAATAGAAGATATATCAGAATTAGTTCTGAGAAATTCTCAAGGTTCTAAATCTGGATCAAGAATTAGAAACACATCTGATAACTGGCTTATGATGGGTGGAAAATGGGGAACGAAAATTGGAGATTTAAGTATAGACGGAGATACGCTTTATGAAATATTAAGGCTACCATCTTCAGGGAGCGCTGTACTCTTCAGAGACTTAAATATGAATGGTAATATGGTTACCAATCAATCTGATGCAAGATTTAAAACGAATATTAACGATTATAAAGAATCCAGTTTAGAAATGATAAAATCACTAAACTTTGTCACTTTTGAATATACAGAAAAAGATAAACCTGAAGGCGTACACTTTGGATTACTTGCTCAAGAAGCAGGTGCTTTAGGTATATACGATAAAGAAACTGATAAATGGATGATTAATTCTTCAGATCAAATCATGCATAATACGCATGGTTTACAAGAGTTAACACTTGCGCATGAAAATGTTGTTAATTTAGCAAGTAAAGCCTATTTAAAAGCTGAATCAAATGAAGAAAGAATCGAAGCTTTAGAAGCAGAACTCAAACAATTAAAAGGAGAATTAGAATGAGAATGAAAAACTATGAAATAGCTAATATTAATGGTGTATTGATGGAAATACTAGATCAGCCAATAAAAGGTAAGTTGAAATTTAAGTTATTTAAGTTGAAGGTCGAACTAGAGAATAAATTAAAGGTGGTGTCTGAAGCTCTAAAGGACGTAGACAACGAAGAAGAACGTACAGAGATAATCAATGAAGAACAAGATGTATCGTTTGAGACATTTGAAGAGAGTGACTTAGAGAATTTAGAATTATCTATAAGACAATTATCAGTGCTACAACCAATACTAAAAGGAGAGGATAAATAATGTTGGCAAATATACAAGAAAACGTAAATCTACAAGCAGAATCTAAAATTGGAGAAGAGGTAGCAGTGACCTTTGCTTGCTTAGTATCCGTAGAAGGTAATGGCAATGCAGTCAGACCTACCATCCGAAATGTTGATTTATATGAAGCAAATAAAACTCAAATACGAAATGACCAACGAGAATTTCAGAATCTGGTATGGGAGACAGAGGATAGACTAGCAGCGAATCAAGCGGAAGGGACAAGCGAATAAGCTTGTCTCTTTTAATTTGAGAGGAGAATGAAGATGAAAGAATTAGAATTAAAAGTAGAAGCGTTACAAGCAAAAGTGAATTTTTTAATGGAGACAATCAAAACTTTAGAGCAACATGTCAAGTCTATTGAAAGCGAAGTTGTTTCAAAAAAGGAAAGTCGCTAGCGGTAAACTAGCGACTCTTTGATGATTACTCGAATTTCAAATAATCGTTTCCTAAATCCGTAACTTTGTATCCTTGACTTTGAGCAACAGAAATTATCTCTTCTTTAGACATTTCATATTTAGAAATGTCAACAGTTGCTTTTGGAGCGTTATTCTTATCGGCTACTTTGAAATTGCTCTGTAACAAACTGTTCAAATCTTTCCAACCTTTCAAAGGGTTTTGAGCAGTTGGTTTTGGATCTAGTTTAGACATAAGTATCACCTCCTCTAATAGGAGTATATCAAACGTTTTCAGGAACAAGTGTTTAATTTTCACAAGTAAGGAGTAGCCAATAGGCTGCTCTTTTTAATTACCCAGAAAGGAGTGTGGAAATGACGGATAAAAATTTAAGGAAAGATATAAAGATAGCAAAGTTAAAAAGACTCTATCATCCTTTAGGGTTGCTGGTTGCTATAGTTAGTATAGCTTATGGCGAATTTACAATAAGAGTCAATGACTATTTAATAGCGAATACAGAGCCTTATTTTCAATCTTTACCAGTTAAAGTAATCGGCTTTGCTCTATTGTTAAGCGGATTAATCAAATTGATTGGAATCTTAACAGACAACACATTAGCAAGAAAAATAGGTATATGGTCGCTAAGTGGCGTTTGGTTTGCTTTATTCGTACTAGCTGTTACATTCTCTTTTGGTTCTGGCTATCCCCATCCTAGTTATTTATTTAACTTTTTAGCGTGGGCGTCATGTTTAATTGTCTCCTTTAAAGGGGACTACCGTGAATGACATTATCAGAGCTTGTACAGTTAGCCGCAGGAAGTACAGTCATAGGCACGCTCGTATCGGTTGTATTTACCAGAGTAACGAATAAAGAGAAACATGATATTGATCTACTAGATCGAGCGTACAAAGAAATTAATCGACTAGATTCAATTGTTAAGCTGTTGAAAAGTGACTTAGATGACGAAAAATACATGAGAAAGAAAACGGAAAAAGAAAGAGATTTCCTACAAAAGCAATTAGACAACGTTTTGTGGGAGTTGGAGGAATCGAAACACGAAATTGAAAGACTGCTTGAAAAATTGAAAAGGAGATAATCAAAATGAAAATTAAATGGAAAGTCTAAAAAACAACAGCATTTGTGTTATAATATAAAGGTAGGATAGGTTGATCACCGAAAGGGGAGTACCCACTCCCTTGCCTATAAAATTAAATGGGGATTACACTAGGGAGGTAATCAATATCAAAACTAAAACATGCACAAAATGCGGACTAGAAAAGCCGTTAAACGACCAGCACTTTCACAAAAGGAAAGATAATAAGAGCGGTTTTAGAAACGATTGCAAAGTATGCCGAAAAAAGTATCTATCGGAGTGGACTTCCGAAAATCACAAAAAGAAAAAAGACGGCATGAAACGATGGTACAAAGAGAAACAAAAGGAATGTCCAGAGTATTTTTCTTGGACAGGCATGAAAGCTAGATGTTATAACAAAAACCACACAAGTTATCCGAATTATGGTTTAAGAGGTATTAAAATTTGTGAAGAATGGTTAAATGATTTCGGAAAATTTCTAGAAGACATGGGCAAGAAACCTACAGAAAATCATTCTATTGAGAGAATAGACAATGACAAAAACTACTCACCGGATAATTGCAGATGGGCAACGCACTTAGAACAATCTTGGAACAGAGGCGTGTACAGCAATAACAAAACAGGAGTTATTGGCGTTAGTTGGTCTAAAAAAGACAACAAATGGTGGGCAGAAATAAAAGCTGATGGAGAAAAGCATTTCTTAGGAACGTATGACGATTTTGAAGAGGCAACAAAAGCTAGGAAAGAAGCGGAAGAAAAATATCATAACGTAGAAAGCGCCTTTTAAAGGGCGCTTTTTTATTACAGAAAAAGGAGTGTTACTTTTGACAAAAATTAATTGGCGCGTAAGACTTCGCAACCCGCAATTTATCGCACAAATTGCTATTAGTATTTTCGTACCAATTTTAGGATATGCAGGTTTAACGGCTCAAGACTTAACGTCTTGGGCTATTTTGTTGGATTTAATTATAGATGCAATTAGCAATCCGTACGTTTTAATGATTGTAATTGTTTCTGTTTACAATGCAATTCAAGACCCGACTACTGCAGGTATTGGAGACAGTGTACAAGCGTTGACTTATACAAAACCTAGAAAGGATGATAAATAATGACAAAAGTAGTAGCAATTGGCGCTGGACATGGATTAGGCACGCCGGGAAAAAGAACGCCAGATGGAGAACACGAATGGTCTTTTAATAATAAAGTTGTGTTAGCAGCTATAGCTAGATTGAAACAATACGAAGGTATAAAAGTTGTTCGCATGGATGATCCGACAGGCAAAAGGGATATACCTCTAAATGAACGTACGAACAAAGCGAATGCAGCAAAATCGGATGTGTTAGTCTCTATCCACCATAACGCCCTAACAGGTAAATGGGGGCAGCATACAGGCACAGAGACGTACACTTATCTAGGAGAGCAACCAGGAAGCACGAAGCTAGCCAAAGAAGTACAACCTCGACTGCACAAGGCATATGGCTTAAAAGACCGTGGTATCAAACAAGCAAACTTCCACATGGTACGAGAATCTAATATGCCGGCTATTCTAACCGAAGGCGGTTATATGGATTCTAATATCGACATTAAAGCCTTAAGAGATGACAACAAACTGCGAGATGCTGGCGTGGCAATCGCTGACGGAATCGCTGCATACTTTGGTCTGAAAGTAAAAGGTGACGACACTAAACCGAAGCCGGTAGAAACGACTAAACCAGCCGCTAAACCTAAAAAGAAAACAATCGATCAAATGGCTCAAGAAGTCATTGCTGGTAAACACGGAAATGGTCATACTACTCGCAGAAAATCATTAGGTATTAGTCAAGCTGAATACGATAAAGTCAGCGCTAAAGTAAATGCTCATTATGGTGTTAAATCAGCTGCTAAACCTACGCTTAAATCCCTAAATTCAATTGCTCAAGAGGTTATTGATGGCAAATGGGGAAACGGAAGTGACAGGGAAAAACGCTTAAATAAAGCAGGATATAGCGCAGATAAGGTACAAGCTAAAGTAAATCAATTACTATCTGGTGGCAAGCCCACTAAATCTATTGATCAAATGGCAAGAGAGGTTATTGCTGGCAAGCATGGTAACGGAAATGTACAAAGACAAAAATCATTAGGCGTTGATAATACGACTTATCAAAAAGTAAGAGCAAGAGTAAATCAATTAGTATAATGTTTAAGCCCTCTTAATCGGGGGCTTTTTTTATTTGCGTAAAAATAAATTAAATTATTTAGATAAAACACTTTACATAACCACTCATTGGGTGTATAATGTAAATATAGATGAGGGACATACATAAAAAGGAGAAGATGAAAATGGAAAACAGAATTGAAGTTTTAGAAAACGAGAAAAGACAAATTGAAGAACTCTTATCAGAAGATAATTTCGAGGTATTACAAGAAGATATAAAAGAAAAATTAGAATACAAGCAAAAACAAATAGAGCGTACAAAAAGAATAGAAAAAGAAACTGTTGATAAATTTGGTAGCAAAGAAAATTATTTAAAATCACTAGATGAAATTGATATTCGCAATTGCTTTTAAAATTATCAAAAAAAGAAAGTTGGTTGTTTTAATGAAATTCGAACTATTCAGAAACTTATATAGTGAGGCTCTCGATTATGAGAGTCTTGAGTTATACATCGGAGAAAGAGGATGGCAAGAATGGATGGAAAAATATGATCCTGCTGATTATTTGCCAGAAATTTACAAGTTAGCTACATCTGAATTAAAAGAGACCAGAGAACGTAAAGAATTGTCACGTGCAGCGTTTAGCCGATTATATGGTATACCTGTTCGGACAGTCGAGAATTGGGATAACGGTAGCAGAGAAGCGCCTGTTTATGTAAAGTTGCTGATTGATTATTCTTTATTTATTACTGATGTATTCTGATTAAATTGTTACCCGCCCTGCTAAATTAATGGCAGGGTATTTTTATAAAACAGATTAAATTATTTATATTTTTTAGATAAAATACTTGCATTTTTATAGTACATGCACTATAATATTAAATATAGAGATGAGGAACAACGAAAAGGAGAAGATAAAAATGATAAAATTCAAAAACGAAGTATACGACTTAGAAAGTTCACACGAAAGATATTTATTACACTCAGATTTAAACGAGGAATTTGAAAAAGAATTTAATTGGATGGATTATACAGACGAGGATATGAAAGAAGTAAATCAAGAGTTGGAAAAAGCGCATGAACTTATAAGTAATAGAGATAAATCAAGCTTGAACAGTCATTCAATTGGGTTTGATTGCGAATTATCATTTGATTCTGTATCGGAAAATACTTTGCTAATAAATGAATTAAAAATCAATAATTACCAAGTGGAAAAATCAAATGCAAGCAGATCATTATACGTTGTAAATGATAAAGGTGAAGAAGTAAGAATAGCGGATCACAAAAGACCTGGATATGAGTTTGGTGGCGGATTCTACGAACACAAATATGAAAATGAAATTATCGTAAAAAATAATACTGTTTATAAAAAAGAAATAGAAAAATCAGGGATAAAATTACCAGGAGATAAATATATATTGGGGTAGGTGGGGAAAATGTGGGATATGTTATTTTTTAATAAACAGAATATTGAATATGAAACAGATAAAGCGATGTTGATTAAGATGCCAAACAAATCCAATTATAAAGGTTGGATGTTTTGGCATCCTAAATCATTAATAAATGAGGAAGGCGGCAAAGGATACTATTATAGTTTCCGTTTCCCTAATAGTTGGGATTTCAAATTGATTAAGAAGTATAAAAACGGAGAAGAAAAGCAGTTGCACATAGAAGTTTCGGAAATGGTGGCAGCGTTAAAAGATTCAGATGGGTCTATTCGTAGTTGTTCGCCTTATTCTTCTGAAAGTTATTATAAAGAAAAAGAACCTGAAAAAATCATAATTAAAAAAGTAGAGGTGGATGAATCATTGATACGCTAACAAAAAAACAAGAAAATGCCTACCGTAAGTTTAAAAAACTAAAAGTAGGCGCCTTATTTATGGAACAAGGATCAGGAAAAACGAGGGTAGCTGTAGAATTAATTGAATCTACTGATAGTGAATTAGCTGTTTTCTTTTGCCCGTTTTCGACTAAAAATAATTTAATTGAAGAACTTGAGAAATGGGATCTTAAAATAGAATTTATTGTGATCGCTTATGAAACTCTATCATCAAGCAATAAAACGTATTTAGAATTAAAAGAAAAAATAGAGAAGACAAAAGGTAAACTATTTATGATTGCGGATGAATCTATATTTATTAAAAATGATAAAACAAAACGCTTTTCAAGAGTTGTCCACTTAGCTCAATATAGCGAATACAGATTAATTATGAATGGTACTCCGATCACGAAAAATGAATGGGATATCTATAATCAAATGTATTTTTTATCGCCTAAAATTATTAATATGAGTGATCAGGAATTTTTAAACACTTTCTTTACCAAAGTGGAGTATAAAAAGAAATTTCAAAAACCGCATGTATTTTATAAATTGAGTCAAGTGAACATAGATGTCTTATATAAATTAATTGAGCCTTACATTTTTAGGTCCTATTTAGATTTTGATAAAGAAGTAAAAACAGAATATGAAATGATAGAATCTTCCATGGATGCGTTTGAAGATTATATTTGTATAAAAGAAGAATTGTTAGAATCTATCAGAGAAGAAGAACCTTTTTTACATCATCTAGTAAGCATGCAAAAAGTTGTTTTTACAGATAAAGAACGCTGCAAAAATATAAGGAAACAATTATATGGGCAAACGATTGTATACTGCGCTTTTTTAGAAGAAGTAGAAAAGATTAATTATAAAAATGATTGTTACGTAATTACTGGAGATACAAAAAAGGAAGACAGACAGATTATATTAGAAAAATTCGAAAAAGGCGATAAACCACTTTTGATGACCTATGGCGTTGGTGCTTTTGGATTAAACTTACAATTCTGTAATCAAATCGCATTCTCTAGTTTGACTTTTGATTACGGGAAAATAGACCAAGCGCAAGCGAGGATCAAACGATTAGGTCAAGAAAGAGATATTAAATATACCTATTTCACTAGTGATTTAGGAATATACGATCTAATCGAAAATAACTTGACGAATAAAAAAGGGTTAAGCGATTTGCTAATAGAAGAAGTGAAAGAGGTGTTTGAAAATGAAAAAGTATCTAGAAAAAAACGTGCTTGATTCTGCTTTAGAAAGAATTGAATGGGCTTTTAATCATTTTGATAGTGTTTATTTTAGTTTCAGCGGTGGAAAAGATAGCTCGGTGATGATCCAGTTAGCTAATATTGTTGCTAAAAGATTAGATAAAGAATTTGATGTACTTTATATTGACTTTGAAGCTCAATTCAAAGCCACGATTGATCATATCTATGAGTTGAAAGAATTATCTAATATTAGAGAATTTTACCATATAGCATTACCGATGAGTTTAAGAAACGCAGTGACACAGCTGCAACCTAAATGGATATGTTGGGACGAAAACGACAAACAGAAATGGATCCGTGACCTTCCTGTAGATTCGATTAATATGAATAATAACCCTTTTGAGTTTTTTTACAAAGGTATGGAATTCGAAGAGTTCATTATCCATTTCGCACGTTGGTATTCTGATAAACACGGACACACCGGTGCAGGAATCGGAATACGGTCGCAAGAAAGTTTGAACCGATGGAGAACAATAGCAAGTAATAAAAAGAAAACTATAGAAGGTAATCAGTGGACTACCATAATTAAAGATCGAACGAAAGAATTGGATGCAGCCAACTTCTATCCTATATATGATTGGGTCACTGAAGATGTATGGGGCGCTGTGAGTAAGCTAGATTTAAGCTATAACCAAGTTTACGAGATGATGTATAAGAATGGTCTAGCACTTAACGAACAACGACTGTGCCAGCCGTTTGGAGACGATCAGCGCAATGGTTTGGATCAGTATATGGCATTAGAGTACGAAACTTGGGAAAAACTATTAGAACGAGTAAACGGGGTGAATTTTGGGAATATATACGCTCGTACTTCTGCTTTAGGTAACATTAAAACAAATAAACCTGAACATTTGAATTGGGAACAATACGCTATTTTCCTTTTAGAAAGTATCGGTTTATATAATAGTGAGCTGATGGATCACTATATCGAAAAAATAGATAAGTTTATCGCATTTTACGAAAAAAATGAAGGTATAAAGTTAGCTGATATCCCGGATGCAGCAGACAAGAAACAAGAATCTCAAAAGAAAGTGATTAGCTGGAGACGGATAGCGAGAGCAATAGAAAGAAATGATTTTTACATGAAACGATTAAGTTTCTCACAAAATAAATCAGACGAAGAACGGCTTAAAAAGTTAGTTTCTAAATACGATAATCTTTTATCGCCTAATGCAACAAACGACAAACACTTAAAACAATTTTACGAGAGAGAAGTGAGATCATGAAAATAGATTTTCCTGTATTGGATGTAAAAATGATTCCTATAAAAAAAATGAGAGCAAACAACTACAACCCTAACAAAGTAGCAACACCAGAAATGAAACTGCTCAAACACTCTATTGAAGAGGATGGGTATACTCAACCACTCGTAGCATACTACGATAAAGAAAATGATGAATATGAAATCGTAGATGGGTTCCACAGATATACAGTGGCGATTAAATATTTTAAATTGGATGAAGTTCCGGTTGTTGTGATCGACAAAGACATTAAAGACCGCATGGCTTCCACTATCCGCCACAACAGAGCCAGAGGAACTCACCAAATCAATAACATGAGCGAGATTGTTGTTGACTTAAGTAGCCAAGGTTGGGATGATATAGCTATATGTAAACATTTAGGAATGGAACTAGACGAAGTGATCCGATTGAAACAGGTTAGCGGATTGAAAGAAGCATTCTCTAATCATGAATTTAGTAAATCATGGATAGAATTTAAGGAGAAGATAGATGGGGAAACTAACAGAAGCACAAAAGAAAGCACAAGATAA